TTATCCTTTAGGATGAGGGTTATGGAAATATTAAAAGAAGTCACCCAATGGGATTGTGATTATCAGGTCCCAAATCACACTTATCTGGTTAATAATAAAAACCAGATTATCGCATACGCAAAAAAACACTCAAATAATATTACTATATTAAAATCTAGGATTAATCTAGATAAACGATATAGAAAATTTATTAAAGATAATCATTCGTCATTATCCAAATTAATAATCAAATATAAATCAGAAGATAATATTATTATTCCTGATAATACTCGTATATTTAAAGTAAAATCAAATAATAGAGAATATACAGTATTATTAAAAGATAATAATATTACTTGTAATTGTATTGGCTTCGGTTATCGTGGTAAATGCAAACATTCTGACGCTGTTGCCAAAAAGCAACAAACCTCTTGACTATTGCCTCATTATTTGATAGGATGGTTGTATTGAATTTGATAGGAATATATTATGTTGAAATTTGAAGGTATTGCAAAAGTTGGTGATGTTATTCGTGCTTATGATTTTAAACCATGTGCTGGTCGTGATGATGCTTTTATTGAAGGCATTGTAGAGCAGGCTAATTGTAATGAGTCTGGTTTTAATTCTTATAAAATCACCGTAACGGCTGATAAATTCAAAAAATACGAAACAAAAGCAAGACCACAAAATCGTGTTGGTAAAATTGTTTTTGTTCCTCATCAAACTAGTTTTAGCGAATTTGATTTTCGTGTTATTAACTTGAGCAAGATTTAATATTATGAAGTATATTTTAGTTATTTGTATTGCTATTTTAACTTACCATTTTTCAGATATTAATTCTGAATATATGGTAATGAGCGGTAATATCAGAATGGAAATGGTATTATGAGTTATGACGATAAGCAGTATATTAAAATTATGTTGTTTTGTTCTGGATTATTGTTTATAGGAATGATCATATGAGTAAATTAGAAAAATTTGTAGTAACCTCTGTAGCTGATAATATTAATGCCATGCGTAATGATGAATTACAGGCCTTGGCTGATTTAATCATTAAGACCAAGAATGGTGAAAACCTTTGCGATTTTATTGCTTTCGCTATTCAAGATGAGCGAATTACTAAACAGGAGCTGGTTAAAGTATGATAAGATTTATTATTGGTTTATTTTTAGTTTATGGCGGAGTTGGCGGTATTGAAAATAATGCCGAGCTTAATAATGAGATGTTATTCTTTCAATTAATAATTGTCGCTATTGGTTTATCTCTAATGTATTTTGGTACTAAAAAATATCAACAATGATTATCCACACCAATCAAAAATCAAAAAAACATAAGCCCTCAGCTAAACAGCGAGAGCTCGCTAATTCTTGGCAGGAATTATTAAAATCATTTGAGCCAAAAAAACCTATAAAATCATTTTCTAATAAAGTGAAAATTATACCATCATATTCAGTACCAGCTGGTCGTGAAACACCAAAATATCCATCATTAAATTCTGGTCAATATGATTGTTACAAAAAAGAGATTTTTCATTATACAGGCGATAAAATGAAAGGTATTGGTACCTTGCATAAATCTAATGCCGTGCCCATTTTCACCAATGAGGAAGCTAAAGATCAAGCAAATATGCGCCGATAGTAAGTTAGTGAGTACTTACTTACATATGGAATATAGTTTCCAGACTGTTGTTTCCAGGCAACATTGATCTTGACAATTCGGGCATCCTCCTTTATACTGGTTATATTGAGTTGATAGAGAAAGCAAAATTATGAAATTATTGAGTACTGGTAATCCAAAGGTTTTAAAAGGTTTAAAAGAAGGTTTTAATACTTACATTTTACACTTGGCGCCAGCCTCATTATCTGGTCATAATACTTGTCCCAAAGCTACTGAAGGTTGCAAAGCGGCTTGCTTGAATACAGCTGGTCGTGGTGGTATGTTTAAAAAAGGCGAGAATACCAACACTATTCAAAAAGCCCGTATTCGCAAAACAATTCAATTTTTCACAGCTCGTGAATCATTTATGCAAGATTTGGTGAAAGATATTGAATTAGCTATCAAGCAATCAATTAAAAAGAATTTAGTTCCTGTTTTTCGCTTAAACGGTACTAGTGATATTAGTTTTGAAAAATATGAGGTTGTCCGTAATGGCGTATTATATCGCAATATATTTTCTGCTTTCCCTGATAATATCTTTTATGATTATACTAAAGTGCTTGGGCGTAAAGTTACCGACATTTCTAATTATTCTCTTACTTTTAGTGCAGCTGATGGTAATGATAATGATGTAGCAAAAGCTATTAATCAAGGTTATAATATCGCTACAGTATTTGGTATTAAAAAGACTTTACCAATGCCTGAAGAATATATGGGTTTACCAGTATTTAATGGCGATGAAAGCGATTTACGCTTTTTAGATCCTAAAGGTGTTATTGTTGGTTTATATGCTAAAGGTAAAGCAAAAAAAGATGAGTCTGGTTTTGTAAAATATCCTACTATTATGTTGAAAATGGCAGCTTAATGGAATATACTTTAATTACACCAACAGGAAAGATTATGCAATTTTACCTTAAATCGATGGCTGAAGTATATCAGCGCAAAAATGGTGGAGTTGTAGTTACGAATGAAATATTAGAAGTGAAGGAAAATGATTATGCAATTTACTAGTTATAAAGACCGTGAATTATTTGATACAAGGCACGGTGGTGCTTTTGATAGAGGTTCTGCCGATAGCTATTATGGTCGTCCTATTAATCCTCATTTATTTCTCGGCGATACTTATAATTCAAGAGAAATTAAAGATAAAGACTTGTCAAAATCTCAAATAGAAGAATATATGGCTGGTTATGCTTGGAATGAGCAGTTTGGTGATAAGAAAAATTGGGAATAATTATGAATTTAAGTTATAAAGAAAAAGAAGATATTATGCAAAAAATGTTTGTGTTGCATAAATCACCTGCTGGTTTCCGTTCTACTTACAAAGGTGCGCCAATGTATAATTATGAGGCGGTCAAAATGTTTATTGATTTCACCAAGTATTATATAATGTTCCGTGGTCCCCGTAATCGTGGTGCTTCTTCTACCCGTAAGCGTGACGCTCATTCATTTGATGTATATCAGCACTCTGATCGTGATACCTTGTTATTAAGGACTGAGCGTGAAGCGTTTAAGCGTGGCGTAAATTGGGCAAAGGATAATGCATGAGTAAATCTATATTTGTCATAAAATCTGGTGTATTGATTGATTTTGTTGGTTGGGAATATATGAATATCAGAGCTTTTTCGGATCGTGAAAGTGCTGAATCATGGGTTGAATCATACATTAAGCAAGATAAAAGCTTTGATGAAGATAGAGATTCTTTAGATATTGACGAGGTGACATTATATGAGTTATGATTCTGATTATGAAAGTGTTTATATGGTTGAATTTGAATCTGGTAGAACCATTCATGTTCAATTCTTTGATGTTGAAGAAGTAAAAGAGTATTGTGCTGATAATCATCCTAAGGATGTTATCAAAATAATCTACAAAGAAGTTTATAATTATTTTGAGGAAGAAAATTGTGAGTGAATTTTTAATTGACATTGAATATAATCCCATTAGTAATAATTATAATGCGGTGTATTCTAGTGGTAAAGTAATTCAATTGGGTGCTTCAACATATAAAGATGCAGTACTTGAAGCTGATTTAATTAATACTGAGGAGTACGCATAATGGGTACCAGAAGTTTGACTTATGTTTATAATGAAGATGATCACGAGCGGCCAGTTGTTTGTATGTACCGACAATTTGATGGTTCTCCATCATCTCATGGTGCAGAGTTAGCTGAGTTTTTAATACCTATGAAAACTAGAGAAGAAGGCAGAAATGCCAATGGCATGGGTTGTTTAGCTGCTCAGATGGTTGCCTATTTTAAAGAAGGTGCCTATACTATCTACTTACAATTTCCAGAATTAGGGCAAGATTGCTGGCAGGAATATGAGTACCATGTTTTTGCAGATAAAGTGGTAATACAGAATCCAACCGAAGTGATTTTTTCTGGTAGTTGGAAAGAATTCGCCGAATTTTGTTGTGATGAATTGGTATCATAACAATTGAGGCAAACATTGGTGATGCCTCTTGACAAAATCACCTATTTGTATTATAATGGTTTCTCCAAAATTGATAAGGAATTATGTTATGACTAAGCAAGTAAAATTAAAACCGTTTGAGAAGTTACTTACCGTGATGATTTCTGGTAAGCCTGTTACAGTAGAAGAAATTGATGCTACACTAGGTAAAGAGATTTACATGTATCGATTATCCACCTATATCTGGCATGTGAAAACATTTGCTGGCGGTGTTGTGAAAGCGATCAAAGAAGGTCGCAAAGTGACAGCGTATCAAATCGTGAATGTCAAAGATGTTAAGGCATACATGGATCGTTCTGGTGTTACCAAGGCAAATTTTGTACCTGGTAAAACACAGAAAAAACCTTCAATTGCTAAACTAGCAGATTTGAAGGCAAAACCTGCGAAGGTTCAAAAGGTTAAATCCGCACCAGCACCAGTTGCTGAAGTTGTAGCGGAAGAGCTTGAGATTACCGAAGTTACAGCGTAATCTAAAATGGTAAATGGGGGAGTTGCGAGATTCTATGGCGAGCTTGTCAGTCTGGTACAACCAGCATTTAAAGTGCTCATTGAGGCAGAGTCCGCTCATTCTTAAACAACAGCGACTATCGGGAGATAGCCAGCGTGCCCCTTATTTTATAAATTTATTATGGAGTATTATATGATTGATATGTTAAATGTAAGTGAAAAAGCTGCAAAAATGATTATGTCTAAACCTAATTCTTTTTTTGTATTGCCTAAAAAAGCTGAAGTGCCATTTGAAACTTGTGCTAAGTTCGGTGTCCGTTTATTCGTTACACCAATGAAAGATCAACCATTCAAAGTTGTAAAGCGTATCTAAAATGAAATGGGCACTTGTAATTTGGTTAGCAAGTTCTGGTTCCGACAATTTTTCGGTATATGAAAGATTTGCAACGCTTGAGAATTGTTTGGATAAAAAACAAACAGTATCAAAGGCATTAGATCAAGCAAATTCAAATATGCGTGTAGTATGCCGACCAATTGAAAAAGGCGGTCAGAAAGAAACTAAATCTGCTGTTGCCATAAATCGTTATACAGTTTATTAATGAAATTTACATTATTAGCTATCTTATTGGTGCCACTAATTGTCAATGCTAGAACCATTGGCATTGGTGAGCATCGATATGGTCCCGACACACCAGAAAACTTTGCTTGTCAAATTGCGGAAGATAATGCAAAACAACATGCAATTAATCGATTTCTTGGTGAAAAAGTTGATAGTATGACATTAGAATCCTGTAAAAATGAAGAATGTACTTTACAGAGAGATACTATTAATGAAAGTCGTGGTATTATTAAAAATGTTTTAGATAAGAAAATCCAAAAATTAGAAAATACGGGTTATCTATCTTGTATTGTAACAATCGTGGCTGATGTGGTTAAAATTACCAACAATATTAAATTTGTTGTTTTTAATGAGAATCTTTCCTTCAAAGAAAATGACGAAGTGAAATTCTCGGCAATAACTAATCAAACCGGCCAATTGGTATTATTTAATTTTTATAATGGTAATTATTATAGAATTTATGAACAGAAGATTACCTCACAAAATGAAAAATTTGTGTTACCATCTAATGATCGTAAACTGATTGCAAAGTTGCCTACTGGTGAATCACAATCAAAAGAGTTGGTGATGTTTGTTTTTTTTGATTCGGACAAAATAAAAGTTAAAGATTTATATTCTCAAAAAGAATTAAGAGAGTTCTTTTCTTCTATACCTTTTGAATCTTATCGTGTTGTAAATCGTCATGTTAATATATTGAGATAAAAATGAAAAAAATATTTGTTGTTTTACCAATCGTTTTAGCACTATCTGCTTGTGGTAGTATTAAGTATGGTGTTGAAGTTGAATCTAAATCTATTTTTGCTGGTAGCGGTAGCACACCAACCCTAGGTGATGAGGTGAAATATCCGTCTTGGTATACGCAATCACCAAAAGATGCTAAAGATGGTGCTCTGTATGCAGTTGCTACCGAGTATTCAAAAGATATGCAATTTGCAGTTGACAAAACTATGTTATCTGCCAAGCGTGAACTTGCAGGTAGATTCTCATCACATGTTAGTTCCATGTTTAAAGACTTCACCGCAGAGGTTGGTGAAGCGGATGGAGATGTTGTTCGTGAGATTGAGCGTACCACTAAGAAGGTTATCAAAGAAGTTAACCTAGTTGGTGTGGAGAGAACCCAATTCAAAGTGCAACATGACAAGAATGGTGGTTATCGTGCATGGGTACAGTTACGGTATTCGGTTGATGAGTCCAATAAAATCTTGATGGCTGAAATTAAACGCAATCGTCAATTAAATGCAAAACTACAGGCAACACAAGCATTTAAAGAATTACAAGATGAGATTAAAGGCAAGCAACCTGAATCTAAAGAAGTTTCTCAGATAAGTGCCATAACACCAAACGATGGTGTTGATATGAGACCTATTGAGTAATAATGTCCAACATATTCAAATACCTAAGATATAGTGGTGCGGTTGTGATAGTATCAATCAATCCACTATACTGGAAAGCTTTGCCTTGGTATCGTAATGAAACTTCCGAAGAAGTATGGATGACCAACACTTACGCTGTTGGTTTTTTGTTTTTAACTATTAGATTTTGGGTTGATGATGGGAGTTGGTGATGAATATTTTTTACCTTGATAATGATCCTGTGAAGTGTGCAGAAATGCACGTTGATAAACACGTTGTTAAAATGATACTCGAATATGCTCAATTACTTTCTACCGCACACCGTGTTCTTGACGGTGTTCTTACTACTGGTTTATCTCAGTCTGGTCGCAAACAACAGCGTTACGTTCTCGATGATCAGCGCCAGCAAATGCTTTATTCCGCTACTCATATTAACCATCCTTCTGCTATCTGGTGCCGACAAAGTGATTCAAACTATATTTGGTTGAGTAAACTATTATTGGCCTGTTGTAAAGAATATACCTATCGTTATGGTAAAGTCCACAAGTGTGAACAATCTGGACTAGTACAAGAATTGTTTTCAAAATTACCAAATAATATACCACGACAAAAAAACTTTACAGGTCCTACACCTGCCATGCCTGATGACTGCAAAGTGTTAGGTGATTCTTTAGCTTCTTATCATAAGTACTATATAAACAATAAAGCGCATTTAGCGAATTGGAAAAATAGAAGTAAACCAAACTGGTACATAACATGAGTATATTAAGAGAAGTAACAGCTGAAAAACATCGTAAGGTCGAAGATGCTCCTTTTGTACAATACCTGTTAAAAGGTAATATTACAAAGGAGCATTATGTTGTATATTTGTACGAGATGATGTACATTTATGAACGATTAGAATCTTTAGCAAGTAAAGCTGGACTATTAGAAGGTCTTGATGGACTTACAAGAACAAAACGGATTGCTGAGGACTTAGAAGAACTTGATCCAGAATATCAATCCATTTTGACTGATAGTACATTTGATTATCTGGCGTATTTGAATAAACTTTATAATTCGGATCGTAAGAATGATTTATTTGCTCACATATATGTACGCCATCTAGGTGACATGTATGGTGGTAAATTGATTTCCCGTGTAGTACCCGGTTCTGGTAAATGGTATGAATTTGATAATCGACCAGAACTTGTAAAAGCCTTTAATAACAAATTGTCATTAGATCATGCTGATGAAGCTCTGGTTGCTTTTGGGCACTTTGAGAATATTTTTAATGATCTGTGGTCAAAAATACATAAATAAAATTATACTATGCCAACATATACACTCCGTAACATAGAAACGGGTGAGATTTTTGATCATGTAATGAAAATGTCAGAATATGATGATTACATGAAATCTAACCCTACAATAGAACGCTATCACGAAGCGGCCGCATCAATTGTTGATCCTTCAACACTTGGTATCCAAAAACCACCCTCCGATTTTCAAAAGCATGTCATAGGAAATATTCAACGAAGAAATCCTGGTCGTGCCCAATCTAAGAAGTTTAATGTACCCAAAGAATGGTGAGAAAGTAACTTTGTAATGTTAATTTTCCTAAAGGAGAAAGCATGGCAAAAAGAAAAGGTATTGAAACTAAAGCTGCACTTCTACAACAACATTTTAAAGGTGATTTAAAAAAAGTTGACGAAGCCGAATTGGATGATTGGTGTAATGATAATCTACAAAAAAATAGAGATTATTATTCAAGACAATATTCTCCTTGGGCAGCAGAAGGTTTAAGTCCTTTAGATTGGTTTGATAGAAAAATTAGAGATAGAGAGGAGAAGTTGCAAGAAGCAGCATAATAATGAACTTTAATCATGTAAAATTGAATGAACTAAACTTTGATTTAGAATCCGAAACTACCGAAGGGGGTAGACTATATAAAACACCGGGAGGAAATAGCTACCCCTCAATTACAACGGTTCTATCATCGTATAGTAAAAAAGCCATTTTAGAATGGCGAAAAAGAGTTGGTGATGAAACTGCCAACAAGATTTCAGCAAAAGCTTCTGGCCGTGGCACAAGACTACATAATGTAGTTGAAAAATATTTGTTGAATGAAATGACCGACATGAAAATGGGGTCAATCATGCCAGATGCAAAAGAATTATTTGTATCGCTTCGTCCAATATTGGATGAACATGTAGGTGACATTTATGGAATCGAACAACCACTTTATAGTGATCGATTAAAGATTGCAGGTCGTTGTGATTGCATTGGTGAATGGGATGGTGAATTATCCATTATTGACTGGAAGACCGCATCAAAGCAAAAAGAAAAACGATATATTCAAAATTACTTTATGCAAGCTGCTGGTTATGCCGAGATGTTCGAAGAAAGAACTGGCCGGCAGATAAATAATTTGGTCATTGTAATTGCGAATGATGATTTATTGCCGCAAATATTTGTAGAAAAACGGCAAGATTACCTAAACGAATTGAATAGGTATATAAACGATTATCACTTGCCAAAGTAGATAAATTGTTGTATAATGGTTTCTTATTTCAAATAAAATAAGTGGTGGGTCGGACTATGAAAGTTAAAGAGTTAATTAAAAAGTTATATGAGGCTGAAATTAAACATGATACTCCATTGATTAAAAAACTATGGTTAAAATTGTTAAAGAAAAGTCTTAAACATAAACATACTGAAGCAGTAAAGTAATTCGTAGAAGTTGTTTAAAAGTTGTTGTGGACATGGGTGCAACTCCCATCACCTCCACCAAAAGTATATTGACGAACCGAGTTATCGGTAGCAAACATAGAAACTGTGGCAATATACTTCTGATGGGGGTGCTTAGATTCGACATGACAATAATTAGAACAATGGAGAATCGTCAAAGCTAAAGACGTTAGGATTGAGGACACTCGGTCGAAGAAGCAAGTAAATTAAACGCAAACGATAATAAGTTCGCATTAGCAGCCTAAAAACTGCTTAGGGTTTTGATAGGTTTCCTCGTAACAGAATAACCTATCACCAATTTATAATGATGATAAAGTGAAAAGTTATGCCTCTTATTTTACAGCCTATTCAGGAGATTAAACAAGCTTCTGAACCTGCAATTATTAAAATAGAAAATTCGTCTATCGATTTGGCGGGCTCTATTTGGATTATGTTATTGTTCCTAATTCTCTGTATTTTTCGCAAACCAATTTTTGAAGTGTGTCTAGTGTTATTTAAGATGGCATTATTGGTTTCTTTTGCTTATCTAACATATACATTTGTGAGTTGAAATGAAAGTCTATTTAAGTAATTATCGTAATCATTGGTTATCACCTTATACCATACTCAAAACAATTTGCTTTTGGGAAAAAGATGAGGATCGAATTTACAATTTAAATGATGATGTGAATAATCCATATGTAAAGTGGGTTAACTTTTTAAATCCTATTTGTGAAGTATGTCAAAAGTTTTTAGACTTCATTCATCCACGGTTTAACTATGTAAAGATTGATCGATGGGATACATGGTCGATGGATCATAGTTTAGCTCACATCATTCATCCAATGTTAGTTCAATTACAAAAAGATAAACATGGTGCACCTTATACAGAAGATGATGATGTACCAGAGTACCTGCGTAGTTACATGGCACAACCAAAAGAGAATGAATGGGACACCGACAGTTTACACTTCATGCGTTGGGACTGGATTCTTAATGAGATGATTTGGGCTTTTGAACAAGAATTAAAAGATGATGATGAGGACCAATTCTTTGACCATTCAGAATGTGGTGATGAAAAACCTTGGGATAAAGATGGCCAATTTGTAAGTAAGATTAAACTGGATACAGAAGGTTTGAAGAAACACCAAAAGCGTAAGGCAAACGGATTCAGATTATTTGGTAGATATTACCAAAACTTATGGGACTAAAGTTTCAAATGACTAAATAAACTATCAGCATCACACACTAAGCTGATAACACACATAAACACACAGGAGAATTACTATGTCAAACATGACAGCTTTTGAAATACGACTCGAGCTTTTAAAAATGGCGAGAGATATGCTTTCCGATGATTATTTCGGTAAGCGTGAACAAATATCAAATCAATGGTCGACCGATTGCGAAACGGCCAAAATCAATGGGCAGGAACCACCGAAACATCCAGGTTATCCAGCCTTTCCCTCAGAACAAGAAGTCATTAACAAGGCCAAAACCTTGAACGATTTCGTTTCTAACATTACAATTACAGATACTAAAACAACAAAAAAATCTGTCTGATGAGGGTTTAGACGGCCAGTATTTTCTGGCCGTTTAGAACTAACAAAGGAGAGCGTTTTGAAGAAACATATAATCTTAATAACGATTAGTTTAATTTTTTCAATTTTAGGTGCATCAGTAGCTTTAACTGGAAATGCATCACAATTATTATATAAAGCAAACTACAATTTTCTTTCTGCTGAAGCTAAAGAACAGGTAGAGTGTTTAGCAGAAAATATTTACTTTGAAGCTGGGTATGAACCCAACGTAGGTAGAGTAGCCGTAGCATTTGTTACCATCAATCGTGTAAAAAGTGGTAAATTCGAAAGTGACATTTGCGGTGTAGTCAGACAAAAAATGAGTAATGTCTGCCAATTTTCTTGGTGGTGCCAAGATAAACAAAAGGCAATGTCTGTACATAAGGTCTTGACAAATGGCAGCAACATGTTATATAATGATGTTAGAGATGTAGCTTTGTATGTTTATACAAATTACGAAAAACTGGAAGATCCAACTAAGGGTTCTCTGTTTTATCATGCCGATTATGTTAATCCTAGATGGCCTAACATGGAACATAAAGCAACAATTGGTCGGCACATTTTTTACAACCAGAAAGAAAGAATATGATTAAAGAACTTCAACAAGCAAGCAATATTATTGTTATTTGTGTATCGAGTGTTATTTTTACTCTTATCATGGCCTCAACAGCATATTTTATTCATGACAAAAGTTTAATGTCTAAAAATATGGATAACGCAATTGCAAAAGGTATGGATCCACTATCAGTACGATGCTCTTATGTTAAGAGTGATGATATTATCTGTATCGCCTATGCATCAGCATCACAATCACATTATGCATCTACACCATCATCTAAAAAATAAACTAGGAGTATTATATTATGGCAGTAAAACAATTGACAATCAACCAACTCAATGATCCTGATCGTGAGAAGTTATTTAAAGTTATCAAAGAATGTTCAGGTTCATTGACTAGAATTGATGGTGAACAAGACTATATTCGTGAAGCGATTGCTGATACCGCAAAGAATATGCAGTTACCAAAAAGACTAATTTCAAGACTAGTTAAGGTTTATCATAAACAAAATTATGATGAAGAAGTTGCAATCCATGAACAATTTGAAACTCTATATGAAACGGTGGTAAAATAATGAAGTTAACATTTACTTGTCAACATGATGACAATAGTAGAAATACTTTAGAAACACATTCTATTACATTACCTGAAATTTTATTAGATTTTGAAATGTTCCTTCGTGGATCAGGTTTTCGTTTCGATGGTGATGTAGCTATTGTAGATAGTGATACGCCACCATGGGATCCCCTTCAAGAAATTCTATTGCAAGAAGAAAATGATCCTTGGACTAAAGTTGTTGAGCGACATGAAGAAGAATTAGAACAAACATATTTAAATAATGTTTTTGGTTCTTTCGATCCACTTTGTCCTGTTTGCAAGTTATCTAAAAAAACGATGGAAGGTCACAAATGTTGGGATGTTAATTGTCCCATTACTGAATGTGGAAAATAATGGCAACAAAAGAAGAAATGCGGAAGTTTGCTATGAAAATAGAAGGTCTAGTTGCTAATACCGACTATACTTATCTTGAAGCTATAGTTCAGCATTGTAAAGATACAGGATTAGAAATTGAAGTGGCAGCTACACTTGTAAATCCTACTCTGAAAGCAAAAATGCAAGAACAGGCAGAAAAAGCAAATCTACTCAAAGTGAAAACTTCACGATTACCTGTATGAATGGTTATGAAACTTTTGAAATATTCCAATCATTAAAACTACATTTTACCACCGAAAAATACGACTATTTTAAGTATGGTGGTAAAACCAATGTTAGTGTTAATACCTTTGAGAATAGAAAAGACAAGTACCACTTCTACAAACTCTCACGCAAATTTAACACCAAAGAAGAATTAGAATCTTTTATTGTTGCCAATTTTGTGGAAGATGATGTAAAGTGGGTTGGTGATCTATTATTGGAAGATGCTAAGAATGTCCATCTAAACCGGCAACGGGTATTGCAATCTCTATCGTACAACTTTGAAAATGATTGTAAAGTTATTCTTGAAGATTGTAAAGTTAAAACCGAAGATTGTAAAGTTATTTTCAATCGAATGTTAAAGGTGAATGATGGTAATTATCCACCATTACTTACCTTGGCTTTAAGAAAAGAAATACAAATAGAAACGGTAATCATACTGAATAAGATTTTAGGTTTTGTACCCAACTGGTCTAAACAGATTACCGATAGTATTAGATGGCCAGATTACCAAAGAAAAATTAACAAGTATGCCTCTTTTTTACCACAAGATGTAGTAAAATATACATTGATACTGAAAAAGATGATGAATAATGATTGAGAAAATATACTTAGACATGGACGGAGTTATTGCCGATTTCAATAAGAAATATCGGGAACTCTACAAGATATATCCACATGAAGCGGATACTTACAAGGTATTTGATAAATTCTTTAACCAATTTATTGAATCGAGAGAATTCGCAAAATTAGATTTGATGCCTGATACTATGGAGTTAATTGAGTATCTGAGATCATTACCTATTCCTACTGAGATATTATCTTCAACATCCTCTGAAAAGAGAGATGCTCCTATTAGAGAACAAAAACTAGAATGGTTGAAGAATCATGGTATTGATTTCCCAACAATTTTAGTTCCAGGCAAAAGACATAAGAAGAATTATTCTAATGCAAATTCACTATTGATTGATGATACAGAACAAAATATTAATCAATGGCGAGAAGTAGGTGGTGTAGCTATTCACCACAAAGATGTATTTAGTACCTTAAAAATACTAAAAGATTTAATAAATAACTAATATATTATGTTTATGTG